CGGTAATCGTACCGTTGCATCGTTTCTACGTATGGTAGGAGCTGAGATGCCTTCAAACTCTGACCTTATTAAATGGGCGGAACAAGGAAGGTTACACACTAAATATGTAGACTGTACAACAGCAGTTGCAGGAGCAGCAGTTAATGTAGCTCAATTTGCAGTTAATGATGCGCTAATACCAGGTACTGGAAGTATTGCTATTAGAGTAGGTCAAACATTAATGATAACTGCGAATGCAGGAGGAGCTAATAATAAAGCAATTGTTACAGCTGTTTCTACAGCAAACAGTACTTTTGATGTAGCTTTTTACGAAGCCGCAGGTTTTCAAAATGCAGCAGCAGCTAATAAGTTTACTGTATTTATTTACGGTTCTGAATTTAAAAAAGGAACAAATGGAATGGTTGGCTCTTTAGAGGCTGATGATGTTATCTTCTCTAACTCACCAATTATTATCAAAGATAAGTATGCAGTTAGTGGTTCAGATATGGCACAAATTGGATGGATAGAAATTCAAACTGAAAATGGAGCTAGTGGATACCTATGGTATTTAAAGTCTGAGCATGAAACAAGACTACGTTTTGATGATTATTTAGAAACAGCAATGATTGAAGCTGTACCAGCAGAAGCTGCGTCAGGAGCAATTGCAGCTGGAGGAGACGTAGGAAACAAAGGTTCTGAAGGTATCTTCTATGTGGTTAATAACAGAGGAAATGTATGGGGCGGTGGAAATCCTAATGCACTTGCAGATTTTGATGCAATTATATCTCGTTTAGATAAGCAAGGTTCTATTGAAGAAAATGTAATTTTTGTAGATAGAGACTTTGGATTTGACATTGACGATATGTTAGCTGCACAAAACTCTTATGGAGCTGGTGGTACATCTTATGGTTTATTTGACAATGACAAAGACATGGCATTGAACCTTGGATTTACTGGATTCCGAAGAGGTTATGACTTTTATAAGTCTGACTGGAAATACTTAAATGACCCAACTATGCGTGGTGGTTTACCTGCTGGAGCTAATTCTGGCCGTGTTAACGGACTATTAGTACCTGCTGGTTCTACTACAGTATATGACCAGATTTTAGGGAAAAACGCAAAACGTCCTTTCCTTCATGTACGATACAGAGCTTCTGAAACTGAAGACAGACGTTACAAAACTTGGATTACAGGTTCTGCAGGCGGCGCACAAACTTCAAGCTTAGATGCTATGGAAGTTCATTTCTTGTCTGAGAGAGCTGTATGTACTTTAGGTGCAAACAACTTCTTCTTATTCCAAGAGTAGTATTTATATTAAGGGAGGTTTAACCGCCTCCCTTTTTTTTTAATTTAATTAAATCTTATATAATGAAAAAAAATAAAACATTAGTAGACAAGGTCTACAAACTTACTAGGGGCGATGCTCCAATATCATTTTTACTTCCTTCAAGCGGAAATAAAAGACAACCATTATTATGGTTTGATGAAGAAAAAGGTATAAACCGAGTTCTAAGATATTCCTCTAATCAAAAATCACCATTTGAAGACGAGCAAGATGGTAATGTTATAAGAAAGCCTGTTGATTTTCAGGATGGATTTTTAAGAGTTCCAAAGAATAATCCAAATCTACAAGAATTTCTTTATTATCATCCATTAAATGGTTTAAAATTTGAAGAAGTTAATGAAGAAAAAGATGCAGCTTTAGAAATAGAGCAATTAAATTTAGAGGCGGATGCGCTTATTGAAGCTAGAAAACTTTCAGTAGACCAAGTAGAAACAATTTATAGAGTTTTATTAGGAAAAAATACTGAGTCAATGACCACAGCTGAATTACGAAGAGATATATTAGTCTCTGTAAGACAAGAGCCTGCTGATTTTTTAAAGGTAATTAACGACCCTCTGCTTAAATTACAATCTAATGTTCAGTTGTTTTTTGACAAAGGATTATTAAATTTTAGAAATAAACAAAAAGAAGTATGGTATAATACTTCAATTAACAAAAAGAAAATGTTAACAGTTCCGTTTGGTGAAGACCCTATGTATATTGTGTCTTCATATTTACAAAGTGATGATGGAATAGAAGCGTTAAAAATGCTTGAAAAACTATTAGAAGAGTAAATATCAAATCAAATAGTGTAGAAGATTAGAAGGGGTCAAGAATAATTGACCTCTTTTTTTTTTGTTTATCTTTGTAAAAAAGAAAGCGATGATAAACGCTGTTAGAAATACAGTTCTTGCTATCCTTAACAAGAATAATTACGGTTACATATCTCCATCAGACTTTAATCTGTTTGCAAAACAAGCACAGCTAGATATTTTTGATGAATATTTTATAGGATACAATAGTCAAATTAATAAAGAAAATGGTAGAGTATCAGGCACAGGATATGCAGATATATTAAAGGGATATGAAGAGGTTATTGATACTTTTTCTATTACCGCTAGTTTATCTCAAAACTTATTAAATGAATATATAGTTCCTACTCCTGCTACTACAGGCTCAGATTATTATCTTTTAAATAAAATATTAATATATAGTTTAGTTACTTCATCAGGAACTACAACAGCTATTGGAGGAGGTAATCTTAATCTTATAGATGATACTGCTACATTTCAAACTGATGGTATAGTTTCTGGAGACATTGTTTCTGTAGTTATATCTAATTCAGTGATTACTAATTTAAAAGTTGTTTCAGTTACTAATCAAACTACTTTAGTTATGAATGTAGCTTCTTTAACTGCTGCAAATTTATCTTATGCTATTTATAAAAAAGTAAATTTAAAAAACGAAGCAGAACAGGTAAATCACAGTAAAATTACTATGTTAAATAAATCTATGCTTACAGCTCCTAATTCTACTTATCCAGCATATACTCAAGAAGGAAGTATTTTAACTTTACACCCTGATTCAATAAATACAATAGGAAGGGTAGTGTCACAATATATAAGATATCCTTTAGACCCTAAATGGACTTATATTTCCTTAATAGGAGGAGAACCGGTGTTTGACCAATCACAATCAGACTATCAAGATTTTGAGTTACCTGCTGATGATGTAAATAATTTAGTAGCTAGAATATTACAATATTCTGGAATGTCTATAAGAGAAATGGCAACTGTACAATTTGGTCAAACTATAGAACAAACAGAAAACCAAGAACAATAACATGGCATATTTATCTCAATATCAATACTACGAAAATTCTGGAACTGCGCCTGCTAATAAAAACTGGGGGTCTTATCAATATGTAAGCTTGGAAGATATAGTAAATAATTTTCAGTTAATGTATTCTGGAAATCATTCTTTAGTTAATAACGAAGAAAGGTATAAAATATTGTTTCATGCAAAACGTGGAATTCAAGAATTAAACTATGATGCTTTTATGGAAATAAAGGCTCTTGAGCTTACAGTATACGATAATTTAACTTTTGTTTTACCTAGCGATTATATAAATTGGGTAAGAATATCTCTATATAAAGACGGGTGGCTTAGACCTTTGAATGAAAACATTCAAGTAAACTCTGCTCAATCTTATTTACAAGGTGCTGGAGGTACGTTAACATTTAATGCCGATGGAACGGTTATAACTGATGAATCTACATTGGATACTGAAAGAAAAAATGGTCAACAAAATAGTATATATTTAAATCAAAATAATGACATAGACCAAGTTGAAGATGATAATGCATCTGATTTTTATTCAGATTATTCTATTGGAGCTCGTTATGGTTTAAATACTGAAACAGCTAATGTTAATCCAACTTTTAGGATTGATAAAAAAGCCGGTGTAATAAATTTTGATTCTACAATGTTAAATGAAAATTGTGTTTTAGAATATATATCTGATGGAATGGAAGGTGGAGACGACTCTCAAGTTTCCGTTAATAAACTATTTGAAGATTATGTTTATGCTCATATTGAGTACGCTATTTTAAATAGTAAATTTAATGTTCAAGAGTATATTATTAGTAGAGCTAGAAAAAGAAAAACTGCTCTACTTAGAAATGCAAAAATTAGATTAAGCAATATTCATCCTGGAAAATTATTAATGAATTTAAGAGGAGCGAATAAGTGGATTAAATAATATGGCAAATATTCAAAGAAATTTTACAAGAGGACGTATGAACAAAAGCCTTGATGAAAGGCTTGTGCCTCAAGGTGAATATATTGATGCGTTAAATGTTAGGTTAGGTTCAACGGAAGCTTCTGAATATGGCTCAGTTGAAAATTCAAAAGGAAACACTCTCCTTACTACTTTAATGTTTGATAATATACCTTTGAGTAATAATGCTAGATGTATTGGAGCTTATGAAGACGGTACAAATGAAACTTTATATTGGTTTGTACATGACCCTGCATTTACTGTTGGAAACACTAGTAAAATAGATTTAATTGTATCTTATAATACTACGACAAATTCTACAATATATCATGTTGTTAGTATTAACGATGGAAATAACTTAAATACTACATTAAATTTTAGTCCTTATTATTTAATAACAGGAGTTAATTTAGTAGATAATTTATTGTTTTTTACAGATTATTATAATCCTCCTAGATTTATAAATGTAAATTCTTCATACGCAACTCCTTTAAATTATTTAGACCAGTTTACAGCTGAAGCTTTATTAGTAATAAAAAGACCTCCAATTGAGTCTCCAAGCATTCAAATGTTAACAGTATCTGGTAATGAAGAAAATTTTTTAGAAGAAAGATTTATTTCATTTGCTTATAGATATAGATATTCTGACGGAGAATACTCGGCAACTTCTCAATTTAGTGATGCTGCTTTTGACCCCGGACAATTTAGTTTTAGTCAGAACAGTTTTTTAAATGAAGGAATGTTAAATTCCAAAAACGCTGTAATTATTACTTTTAACTCAGGAAGTTCATTAGTAAAAGGTATTGATTTATTGTTTAAAGAATCAACTAATTCTACAATAAAAATTATAGAAAAATTAGATAAAAGTAATTTAGGATATTCAAACAACACTAATTATACTTTTTCTTTTGACAATAGTAAAATATTTACGCTATTGCCTGAATCTGAAATATTAAGACTTTTTGATAATGTTCCTAACATTGCCAAAGCTCAAACTATTATGGGCAATAGATTGGTATATGGTAACTATAAAGATGGATATGATTTAAAAGACAAATTTGGAGAAGATTTAAAATTAGAATTCTTAACAACTCTTTCTAGTAAGGAAATTGGAAATAGTACTCTTATAGATTCTACATCTCCAGGATATTATACCATTGGTCCTACGGCAAAAACAATTGATAACTCTATTGTTTATTTTGATTTATCTAAAGAAGACGGTAGCACTGTTGATTTAATTGCAGGAGCGGAAATAACTTTAGATTTTCGTTTAAATCATAGCGCTTTTACCGGATACACTCCCTCTCCTACAGAAGAAACATCAAGTGTAAATATAGTTTTTATTTATACACTTCCATCTTCTTTTAGTAATGTGTATTCTTTAGCTACTAGTACTGATTTTATAGAAAAAGTAGGTACAGCTACAAATATACAACCTATATCAACATCTTGTGATGGAGCTACTTTAACCGACCAGGTTAATTGTGCTCTTCCTCAAAATTTAAATACATTTACAAAAACAGCTAGTGGTATATCCGCTAATGCTCAACCATTAGCAATTGTATCTACTCCAGGTAGTAACACTATTGGTATACAGATAATTGCAATGCAATATTTAGATGGAGCTAATAGTATTTACGAGTTTTATGAGGTTATTTCTTCAGCCGCTACTTTTCAAGAACTAGGCAATTCACAAAGTTTGCATAGTAATAGAGGGTATGAAATTGGAATTGTATACATGGATAACTTTAATCGTTCATCTACAGCTCTTGTAAGCCCGCAAAATACCATACAAGTACCTTGCTCTAACTCAATAGATAAAAATAGCATAGAGGTTACTATACCCTTCCAGCAGTTTGCACCAAAATGGGCTAGTAGATATAAGTTTGTTTTAAAACCTAATCAAGATATATATGAAACAATATATTCTAATATTTTGTTTCTTGACCCAAATAGCAACGCTGCTTATTTTTTATTAGAAGGAGATAATGCAAGTAAGATTGAAGATGGAGATAGACTTATAGTAAAAAGAGATTCGGACGGACCTGCTTCTAATTGTCCTATTGCGACTGTTTTAGAAAGAAAAACACAGTTATCTAATTTTATAACTATTCCAACAGGAAATAATGATTCAGATGGGAATCCTATAAACATAGAAATTCCTTCTGGAGTTTATATGAAAATAAATCCTAGTAATTTTAATGTTGTATATGAAGAAAATAATGTAGTTAATCTTGCTTATAATTCTGTATTAGCAGAAAAAAAACGAACTTTCCCTATATTAGCTTATAGTTTAAGTATTGAGGGAACTACTACCGGTCAACCAACTTGGACTCATATAAATTACGATATACCTCAAGGAAGTAGAATTAACTTTACCATAAATCAATCTAGAGATAAAGACACAAAAAACTGGCCTAGAAGACAATATGAGTTAGAATTAAAATTATCGGCTTCAAAAGATTATACAACTATTCAAGAGTGGTTTGTTGGAGATAATGTAGGAGAGCTATTAAATGATGGTAGTCAAATAGTTACTAGAGGAGATTCTCCTATATTAAATCAATTTGAATCTACTTATTTAGAGCAAGCGGGAGCTCCTGACACCTCATCCCCAAGTTCAAGTATCCCTACTTCAGAATATACTAACTATTATAAATTCTACAGAAATACTACAACTAACGAATTATTCCTTTTAATTACAGGAACTGAATCTGCTGGAAGAACTAGAAATAGAAGGTCAAAAGTAAGTGCTAAATTTGATATTGTAAGAACTAATGACGGTTTTGTTTTTGAAACAGAACCTCAAGATGCTTCTCCAGATATTTGGTATGAAAATTATTTATCCTTACCAATAAATTCTGACGGACAACATCAAGGTAATGTTCAAAATCAAACTGCTTCTCAATCAGCTATTATAGATACAAAATTTTTCAATTGTTATTCTTTTGGAAATGGTGTTGAAAGTTATAAAATTTTAGATTCTATAAACGGTAAAACAGTTAACATTGGGGAGCGAGTTACTTCTACGTCTAATGTAACTTTTAAAGAAGCTAATAGGTTTGCTGATTTAACTTATAGCGGAGTTTATAACGATGAAACAAACGTAAATAAACTGAACGAGTTTAATCTTGGATTAGCTAATTTTAAACCATTAGAAGATTCATTTGGTCCTATACAAATATTATTTGCTAGAAAAACTGATATATTAACCCTACAAGAAGATAAAATTTCTTACGTTTTAACTGGGAAAAATTTAATAAGCGATTCAACTGGAGGTGGAGTTATAGCTTCAATTCCTGAAGTATTAGGACAGCAAATTGCAAGAACAGAAAAATATGGTATAAGTAATAATCCGGAAAGTTTTGTTTCTTGGGGAGCTAATAAATATTTTACAGATTCTAAAAGAGGAGCGGTTATAAA